TGACCGTCTCCCTGAAAACCCGTCAGACGGTTCCACCGTCTCACTGAAAACCCGTCAGACGGATAACCCGTCAGACGGAAAACCAGTGACTATAAGAAGACCAATAAATCCAGAAAACCAATCTCTAGAAAACCAAGTAGCCCGACGCCCGGCGACGCCTGAGACGGCAGCACGGGGTAGCGCACGCTTCACCGCCGAGACGAAACACATTCCATTTGACTTGCAAAATGTCGCTGATGACGTTTGTGCATTTTTCAACTCGCACAAGTCGGGCGCAAAAACAAAACGCGCTTTCGATGGATTGATCAAAGAACTGCTGCAAATTAAACTTGACAAAAGCGGCGGTATCAAAGCAGTGCAAAGTCAACTTGCTGTTGCAATTAAGCGTTCAACGATGGGTGAAAAGAAATGGGCGTCAATCACGTATGACAACTGGCAGCGGTTTGGGCAGAGCAATGCAAGCAACTCTAAGTTTCAAAGTCCACAGCTCCCGATGATCTCTGTTGCTTTTGCGGAAGACATGGTGTAGGATCTACAAACTCAACCCCATCACTCAGAAACATGACTCTTCTCGACCTCGCCAATTTTGAAACTGCTGCTGACTCCTCAGCAATTGAAAAACACTTTCTTGCCGCCGCATACAATCATCTTTCTTTCGATGTGGGCGATAATGATTGGATCTGTGAATTCATGGATCTACCAAAATCTGCTGAGCTATTCGGCGACCCATTTAACAGATACGCATACAGCTGCTTGTACGAAGAGTTCACTAACTTTTCACATGCACCCATCAATGATATTACATTTTCGACTCGCCTAAAAAACGCATCATCTTGCGAGCTAAGAGCCGCTGAGGAGTATGTGCAAAGTATTGCTAGCCTGCCAATTGAAAATGATCTTGACACCTGGCGCTTTCAAATTCTGCCCATCTGGAAGTTTCATCGTTCTCGCCGTCTGATCAAAGATTATCTTGCAACGTCACTTGATCTTGTAAATAAAAGCTGCAGTCAAGCCGAATCAAAAGTTGCTCTCACGAGTGTTCTTCATGCCGCCGAACTGCTCGATGGGAATGACCTCGCTCAGGAGGCCCTGCACCCCCTTCTCGCCTCACGAGAGATACTCCTAGGCCCAAAGCTGGTCAACAGGGTCTTGCAGACCCGTTTCAGCGGGCTGAACAGCTGCCTGGGCGGTGGGATCCGTCACCCGGACAGCGCAGACAAGGGCAGGCTCATCGTTGTGGCAGGGCGACCGGGTTCTGGCAAATCAACTTGGGCGATGAATCTTGCACTTGACGTTGCAATGAAAAAGTGCAAAGTATTATTCTATACGCTTGAGATGTCAGAAAAAGAAGTATGCGACAGAATGATAAGTTGCATGGATTATCTTAATTGCATAGAAAACAATGCACGCAATCCTTTGTCTTATGCGCATATCATTCGACAAGCACGTGATAAAGATCAAGAAGAACGACTGCGTGAAATGCAATTAGAAGAGATAGCAAAGAATCTGATCTTTGCAAAGACTTATGACGTTACGCCTGATCAAGTTGTTTCTAAAATTAAAACAGAGAAGCGTAAAAATAAAGATCTAGGGCTTGTCGTGATAGATTATCTTACTTTGCTCGATCTTGACTCAGAAAAAGTTTCAAGCGAAAACAGAGCACTTGCTGTTGGTAAGGCAACGCGACGCTTGAAGACAGTTGCTCTTCAGACAGGTGTTGACATTCTCGCCGTCTGTCAGCTCAACAGGGGCGTGGAAATGCGAGACAACAAGCGTCCAATGCTTTCTGATCTACGCGAATCAGGGCGCATTGAAGAAGATGCTGACGTTGTGATTATGAACTTTTGGCCGTACTACTACGACAAAGAAGCCGACCCACTTCTTTATGAGTACGCCGTTGTGAAAAATAGACAAGGTGCGACGGGAACATGTAATGCAACATTTGCTGCACAGTTCTATGCAATGCTTGATTCGATGAGCCAGCTATGAAGCATTCTTCTCGCCGTGAATCTTGCCCAATCTGCGGGCGCAATACAGATGACAAGTGCAGGTGGAACGATGAAATGATATTTTGCTATGACGGTACATCTTTTGCGCCGCCTCAATACTTGAAGTTGGGCGATAAAGTAAAAGTTGGCCTGGATAGTTATGCGCTGTTCTCGCAGGCGTGTGGATTTGCAAATAACTCTTATGGCTTTGCGCTGGTTGATGACTTCGATTACAGATTTTTACGCTATGAAGACAAGAGAGCTTTTAGAAAAAAGTGCGTCAACATTACACGCACTTTTATCAAAAAGCGAGACGCACTAAATACACTCTTACATGCTTTGCGCGATGAATGCGTTTTTCACGAGATGCGACTTGATGAGTTTTACGCAAACAAGCGCTGCACTAAAAAGGCAATTGCTCTACTCGCCGCTCTTTCTGAATTTAGTGCTGCTAACAAAAGATACGTTGTTGACTATCTTGCGCAAGTCAAAGAAACAACAGAACACGCGGAAAGGTTGCAGACCATGCTGAGTTCAATCTATGATTTTGAGCACCTGCATTTCAGTCAGGCGTATGACGACGAACAGGAAAATATCTCCAGCGCCGAACTGGACCTCCATCTTCACACTGCATCCAGAGCTTGAGCCTCCAGGATTTGCAGAGGTTTTCATCGACATCCACGAAAATCCCTACATAAAACCAAAAGAGACAGAGAAGCAAGAAGCAGCGGCAAAAAAGAAAAAGAAAAAGCTAGGGCGCAACGAGAAAACTTAAAAGTCATCCCAATTTGACTCCTTACGTTTCTCAAGCTCGTCGAGCGTCACTTTTTCAAAATCAATCGGTGCAACAGGTATCTTTCTTGTTAAATGCTTATTATCAGAGTTCTCTTCGGTTGCAATCCCGTTGATCTCGCAGTATTTTTCATACCATTCCTGAATCATTCTTCTATCAACAAAGCCCTGCATCAAATTTGCAACAGCTTGCACGCTCTCGCCCTTTTCAAAAAGCAGGTTGACGCATACGCGCAGGATGCGATTGAGAGACGTTGAGGCTCGTGTTGGCATTTTGCAACTAAGGGGCTTGACGGGTCGTGCTACGTGATGCTACCTTACACAAGTCACTCGACCACCTCAGTCAGAAAACATGTCGGTTCATCAAAAGCTCATGCAGGCACGCATCGCGCTGCAAGGCAAAAAGCTGTCGAAAAGCGGCAAAAACAAATTTGCAGGATACAATTACTTTGAACTTGGTGATTTCCTCCCAACTGTTCAAGAGATCTTTTTGAATCTCGGCATTTGTGGTGTTGTCAGCTACGGCACCGAGCAAGCAGTTCTGACGATCCGTGATTGCGAAAAGCCCGACGACAAGATCATGATCTCTTCGCCAATGTCTTCTGCTGCACTCAAGGGCGCACACGAAATTCAGAATCTCGGCGCAGTGCAGACCTACCTGCGTCGCTATCTGTGGGTGACGGCGATGGAAATCGTTGAGCATGACGCCCTAGACGCTGTTCTGGGCAGCGATGTAGCCCGTAGCGCCGCATCCCCAGCCAAGCGCTCTACACCCGCTCCCGTTGCAGCTCCTGAGCCCGCTGAAGCGTCGCCTAAGATCTCTCTGCAGCGCAAGCTTGAAAGCAGGCTGAACGAGCTGGGCATCACCCCCTACGGCATCAAAACCGTGCTGGCGCTGACGGAATCCGAAAGCATTGATGCGATGGCAGAAAACAAAGCAACTGCGCTGCTGAAGGCCGTCGGTGATGATCACATCAAGATGTTTAATCAGGGCAAGAACAGTAAAGGGGCACAAATTATTCCTGCGCCCGTACAAGATCAATTGAGTGCTGCGAACTCGATTGATGAGCTGGCAAAGGCTGCTGAGGAGGCTTTTGGTGATGACTGAACCTACTGAGTGGAAAATCACACGCCTTCCTTCTCGCGGCCCAAAACCTGGGCAATCTCAAGAATCATTCTTGCGTGGTAAGGCGCAGGGTGACAAGAAGTGGGATAGACAACGAGAGGCGAATTTCAACAAACTACTTAACAACAAAAAGCCATGACACAGCAACACTCCATCACCCCACCGCCAGAGCTGGTAGAGCAGTGGTGTGAACAGCTTTTTGGCTGCCCGGATAAACCAGAAATCGCTGCGTATGAATTAGTACGACTTGGTGCCCAATGGGGCTACCAGCAAGCCATTGAAGAGCTTGAAGCGTTCCTGAAGAAAGGACATGACTAAGACTGAGATTGATGTTCTGCGTGAGTACCTGCAACTCGACCCCACAATCCCCAGTGGGCTTCGCTGGATCAAGTCAACCAATGGACGAATTAGGGCTGGTCAGCCAGCGGGATCCCCAAACTCCGATGGCTACTACCAATTTCGGCTGCACCGCAAGCACTACAAATGCCATCGCGTGATTCTGCTCCTCAATGGAATAGAGCCGCCAGCAGGGTGCATAGAGGTTGACCACCTCGACCGAAACCCTGCAAACAATCTTCTTTCCAACTTGAGGTGGGTAGATCGAGCGTCAAACGTGCGCAACTGCGGCGTCAAAGGGCGAATCCCATGGCGCTACGTCTCTCCTGCATTCGGTCGCCTGAAATCTCAGTACGTCCATCCAATTACTAAGCAGAAAATTCACGTTGGAACCTTTGACGATGCTTACGAAGCGCATTGCCAAGCACTTGCTCACCGCCTTGAAAACCACTGGATCACCCAATGAAAACTGCTACTGAACTAGCTCAACAGATTGCCGATCAAGAGCTGGAGGCGTGCTGTGAGTGGATTCACGGCGAAACTTCTGACGAGTGTTTTGTTACCATCCTCCGCGCCGCCCGCCGCCCCAAGCCGCCGAGCTTGAAGGAGCAGGCACAGCAGTCTCTGCTTCGACTTGCTAACTACTCAAACACATGGGCGGCTGAGGACGCTGCTGACATGGAAACCATCCGCCGCGCCGTTGAATCCATCCCCGACCCCTCGTAGTGATTCCGACTAATGACCTCAGTTAATTCACGCAAAGACACAGAGCTTGCTGGTCTTCTTCAGTTTCTAAGGGATCTCGATCCTATTGCGTCAAGGCCATTTCGAGCTAAGCCGTGCGATGACTGTGCGGTTGAATGTGGTTTCTACCTGGATTACAGCGAAGCGCTGAAGCTGGCCACGCAAGATGAGCAGCTCATTCTCTCGCAGCAGTGGTTCTGTCATCAGACGCCAAGTTTGGCGTGTCGCGGCAATGCCAACAATCTCAAGCTTATTAGTGAGGAACACGGCAATGTCAGCTAAACAATTCACTATGAGGCATTTATTTCCTTGCCGCCCTATTGACACCGAAATCTCGTTTTCGGAAGACACCGCCCCCAAGTGGCTTACTAGCGAAGAAACCGTACCTGGATCGACTATGGACCAGAGATGGTTCTGGCAAAAGCATGTACTCACACTTGAAGTTGGAGAGTCAATAGATACCGACTTTCAACGCATTACAAGAGCGGCTTGACAGATGTGTCACTAACAACCCTCGTAGTGGAACCCACTTCTATCCCCATGACTGACACAAACCCACGCGATCTGATTAAACTTCTGATTGATGCGTTGAAAGAAGAATGCAACTGGATTGACAATCCTAAGCATGATGAGCTTATTGCAAAAGCCACTGCCTACCTCACCCAGCCCGAGCCGGAGCCGGATGATCCCGACTACTACCTCGCATGGCTCTTGTTTGCCTGTGACGGCAAGCTGCGCCCAGAAGCACAGAGAGTTCTTGCTGCTTATGGGATCGCCCAGCCCAAGCCGAAGCCACCGACGGATGAGGAAATCTTGGCGCTGTCTCAAGAGCATGGGGTTTCGTACACCATGCTTAATGGCGGCGTGATTTATGGAAAGCGGGAAGGATGTGACATGCGTGACGACGTGTTGTCCTTTGCCCGCGACATGCTCGCCCGTTGGGGCAAGTAGTCATTACCACTAATCACCCATGAAAACTCCATCTGACATTGCATTTTCCGCTTATCCAGGTGACTCAGTAGCCTACCCCGAAAAAGTTTTCGCTTATCTTCAATCCCTGGAACTAAGAATCAAAGACCTTGAGGCTAGATTTGCTCCTGCATATGTCAAGCCAGGCTCGGCTTATGACCTGAACTCGCGGTTCAACGCCCATGACTGAACTTTCACCCGCTGCAATCGCAGTTGATAACGCCTTGGCTGCTTGCATCCAGCTTCAAGGCGAAATAGTCCGGGCTCGCCCTCTTGCCGCCGCCGCCCTGCGAGCTGCTGCTGGCCAGATTGAAGACCTGTATTGCGACGGCGATGTAGAAGATAGCCCTGGCATCGTCTTCGCCTTGCGTCAGTTAATGATTATTGCTAACGAGCTTGAAGCCCAGTAGTCACCTTCACTAACATGACTGACACTTACTTCAAAGAACTCAACCTTCACCCCGATCTACTTGTTGATGAGATCAACTCAATCGACAAGGACAAGCAAGCCTGGTCTAGTCATTTTGGCTTTAACGCCATTGAACTTGACCCAAACCTGATTCAATCGGATAGCGCACTGAAGCGCGTGCATCAAATTCAGCCAATCGCAAGGCTTGGCTTACTGATGATACGTTCATCCAACTTCTACAAGTGGCATAGGGACACTTACAGGCAGTGCTGCCTGAACATGCTGATCAGCGAAAATCACAACAGTCACACACTGTTTGGTCGAGATATTGATTCTCAGAATATGCGTATTGCTGAGCTAAGGTACAAACCCAAAACGCTTTACCTATTCAACAATCAAGAGCAGCACTGCGTCATCAATCTTGATGGTCCGCGCTACTTGTTTAGCCTCTATTTTTGCGAAGAGACGCCCTATCAGACAGTAAAAGCTAAACTCACAGCCGCTGGCGTACTTTGTCACTGAAATGGTCAAGCACTGCACGCACACATTCAGAAAAATCATCTCAACGCACAACTGGAAGAACAAGCCAAGCATAAGAACATACTGTCTTTGCTGCAAATGCTGCGGACATAGATGGAAGGTCTACTACGACAAAAAGCGAAAAAAAGAAGTTCCCATGCCACCGAGATATAAATGGCTATCGACCGATGACGTTCATTTCATCCTCAGTGATTCTCGCCCTGGAACCGAAATTGCAAAAATCCTCAAGGTGACACATCAAACCATTAGCCAAGTCAGAACAGGTCAATCACATAAGCACCTCTTCCCTGAGCTTCCGCGAAGTAACTCAAGCAATAGATCAAAACTCGTGGGCAAAGATGGAAAGTCCTGCCGCAATTGCAAGCATTGGTGGCAAGGAAAATGTGGTCTTGACATCCCGGAGGCAGGGGGCGCATTTGCCTCGGAGTGCTCATATTTTGAAGACTGATCGCAGCTTGCTTGCAAAATCAAGGCAACTGCGCAATAATTAAAACACTTCTCGCTTTCAGGAAAATGGTGCATCCACGTTCAGGTTTTTACATCAAAGACGACCGCGAATATGTCTCTGTCAGCACTGTGCTAGGGCGCACGTCTGAACTCTTCAATCCCAACAAGATGAGGGGCCTGGAGATCTGGCGTCAGATGGAGCCGAATTGGCAGGAAATCATGCAACGGGCGCAACGAAGGGGAACAATCATTCACTCAGAAGTTGAACTCTCGTTCATGGGTGATGCAGATAAACACAAAATGGATCATCCAACCATGGATGAAATCATGGAGTACAACATTCATGAATACATTACTCACCTCTCGCCCGTTCTTGACTTAATCAAAAACGAAAACTTTAAGAATGGGGTTAGCAAGCCGTCGTTTCTGATGGAAGAAGAATTGTTTTGCGATCTCGGTTACGCAGGTACGGCTGACCTTCGCCTTATCTGGGAGGGTCAATACACAATTTGGGATTGGAAAACAGTACGCTCATACAAAGAAGAGGGCGTGAAGAAAAAACCAAAATCAATGTCGCATTACAAGGAAGCAGAGGTTCAAATCGCTTCATACGCGCTTGCTCACAATCTCGCCGTAAAGAAAGGTGAGCTTGACAATCAGATAACTCAGGGTGTAATCTGTGTTTGCTATGACTGGCGTGAACCACACATTCACGTTCTGAACAAGCAAGAGCTGAAGGCAAAAGCGCAAGAGTTCATCGAGCGCTTAAACGCTTACACCTCTCTCGAAAACGTCTCACTTCCTCGGGCGATTAACGTCGCCATCTAAACATGCTCACGATTACTGCCAGCGGTTTCATCACGGGTGAACCCAAGGTGGAAGACACTGAATACGGCAAACGCGCCACTGTCACCATTCGCTCTAAAACCACCAACGGCAAACAAACTCATTACATCAACGCAGTCTTCTATGGCAAGAAGATTGATGTCGCCTCTAAGTACATGGCAGATGGTCGTCAAGTGACGATTATCGGTGGTGTACGAAACATTAGCGGCAAAAAGAAGCAAGACGGCAGTGAGTACGCATCTATCTATATGGATGCAATCGACTTCACTCTTCCCGAAAAGATGGACGGAGGATCTGAGAGAAAGGCAATCGACCCAGAAGTTGCGTTCTGATTTCTTGGCAGAGTAGAGCCAAGTTGTGCAGGCTCGTACATTTACCTCCCCGATGCCAATACGATCACTGCTCGGGCCATGCGGTGTGTATCGAACGTAAAGGCATCAGAAGCCAAGGGGTCTTGTCTAAGAACGAGGTGGCTCCGGCCAGTCATGGCTTCTGGGCCTCGTCAAGGTAGACCACTCGTAAGACCAAGACTTGAAAGCCTCCGAAAGGGGGTTTTCTTGTATAATTCGCTCAACCCTTAATTGCTAATGGCTCAGCTCATTGGACTTTATAGTCCCGCCCCTCAGTCGGGGAAAACATTCACGGCGAGTGTTTTGGAGCAAAGTGGATACAAAACGATGAGCTTCGCCGAGCCAATAAAGAAAATGGCGACGGAGTTTATCATGTCTTTCGGCTATCCCAAAGAACAAGTAGTCAGATTTGTATGGGCGAGCAAAGAAGAGACAATTCCTGCGATTAAAACGACTGCTAGGCACATACTGCAAACATTAGGAACCGAGTGGGGGCGCAATTGTATAGGTAGCGAGATCTGGCTAGATTGCATGATGTCTCGCGTTGCTTCTCATCTAAAAGAGAGCGACTCTAAAATCATTATCGACGACGTTCGTTTTCAAAACGAAGCCGAATTAGTCAAAAAGATGGGAGGCGAGATGTGGATGATTGTTCGCCCGTCAGCACAAAGAAATACGACTCATGAATCAGAGGGCGCACTTGACAAATGGGGTTTGTTCGATCAAATCATCATCAATGACGGTACAATTGCTGACTTCAGGGCGAAGATTGACAAAGCAGCAGGATGCTAAAGGACAGAAGTGATGAATTTTATGGGGCGCGGCTTGTAGCTGATGCACGCTTGCACCTCGGGGCAATCGTCAACAACGAAAGCTCCGAGGCGTTTTTTGTGACAATGTGCAAGATAATCAAAAACGAGTTCTACTTGGGATACAAAACGTTTACGGGAAAAGATGTCAAGCTCGCCGGAATGAAAGACTTTATATTTAATTCGCATTATGGATTAGGCGTAAAAAGGGAAACAATGCCAACTTTCTTGGCAAATTGTGCAAGAGCTGCAACTAAAGACAGGACACAGGCCCAGTGCGCCGCAAGATTTGTTAAGTGGCTTGGTGAGCAACATGACAAATATGACCTGCCGCATGAATATCTTGAATTTAGAAGGATTGATGCTTACATAAATGGTAAATACAAGAGGGATAAACGAGAAAAGTGGAGGCGAATAAACATTCTTCGCAGATTGTATCATCAGTATCCTGAGCTTTTGCAAGAGATCGGCGCAGAAAGGAAATACAAAGATGTAACAGACTGCGCACAAGATCTTGGTTTTTGGGAAAAGAAAGAACGACTCAAGCCCCTTGCTCTATACAGGCACCCAACAATCTTGCAAGTGGAAGATCTTGCAAAAGCTCTCAGCAAGCGTCTTGACAGAAAAAAGAGGCGCGTTTTAATAGCTAAGCTAATTGAAATCTACAAAGAAGAGCCCCCTGCGAATGACAGCGAATTTGATCACAACGCTTGAGCAGTGCTCTGCTCAGTCCTATTCCTTCTTTGTCGCTGGCAAGCCTGAAACACAGGGCTCAAAGAGTGCGTTTGGCCGTGCCTACACCGACAAGGAGGGCCGTCAGAAGGTCGCTGTAGCAATGGTGGAGCAGTCCAAGGGTCTCTATGCCTGGAGGGCTTCTATCGGGCGTGTAGCGACGTTGATGCGCCCTCGTGATTGGGCGACAGATGGCATTTTTATGCTTAACGCACTATTTTACATGCCACGCCCAAAGATTCATTTCAATAGCAAGGGCCAGTTAAAGCAAGACGCCCCAGTATTTCATTCAGTCAAGGGAGATGCAGACAAACTCCTAAGGGCTTGTGGTGACGCATTGACAAAAATATGCTACGATGACGACGCTTTGATTGTCGCCGCAACATCCATGAAGGTCTTTTGTGACCCAAAGGACGGGCCCGGCGCACACATCAGGATCTCTCGTCTGGATACAACAGCTGCATCAGCAATGATGCTTGCTTTGAAGCCCTGACGACGACTTCTTGCAAGAACGCGCTCAATGTGCTATCTTGTACAAGTCAACCACCTTGCCTTCATGGCACGCAAAAAACAGGACGCACAGGCCGTCCTTGACCCCATCGAATTAGACGACACCGAAATGCCTACTGAAGCTGCTGTCCTGGAATCTGAAACCAGCGAAGCCACCAAGTCCACCAAAGTCAAAGTGAGCGGCGAGCGCAAGGCTGGTCAAGAGCTTCTTGACTACGTGCAAGCCAATCAGAGCCTCCCCCCTGAGGATCTTGCATTCGGCGCCGGCTACTACACCAAGGAAACCGACTCCGAGACAGGCGAAACCAGCACTCGTCTGCACAAGAACGAGTTCTTCAAGGCCGTCACTGAAGCCAGCACTGGCATTGCCTTTGTGCCCGCCAAGCGTGCCTACACCGCTCGTCGTGGCCGCGCTCCAATCATCACCGTGGGCAAGACCGGCAACTGTGTCGTCGGCTCTCGTCATGCCGCTATCGCTGGTTTTGAACCCGGCAGCAAGGTGAGTGTTGCGGCAGAAGAGGGCAAGATCATCTTGACCCCCTGCACTGACGAAGCTGCTTCTACGGAAGACAGCAGCGACGATCTGGATCTCTGATCAACGCATCACGTTCAATGCCCTGGCGAAAGCCGGGGCTTGTTTTTCTTCATCAACTTACAGCAATGGCATCACTGCAGAAACAGGCAAAGCTATGGAGAGAGGCGTTTGAAGTTAAAAGCGATAACGAGCGAGGTAGTCTTCAGTACAACTTGCAGCTCAAGTTGATCATTGAGGAGTACACGGAAGTCATCGAAGCTTATGACGCATTCAAGCAAAATGATCTGTCAACGCATGTCGCACTTCTAAAGGAGCTCGCTGATCTTGTCTTCGTCTGCTATCAAGCAGCGGAGAACATGGGCTGGGATCTTGATGAAACGATGCGCAGGGTATTTGATAGCAACTTGAGCAAGCTAGATGACAACGGGCGCCCGATCAGGAATGAGCACGGGAAAGTGCTGAAGGGACCGAATTACAGGCCGCCCGTGCTTGATGATCTTGTTGCTGAGGCTTGAATGACTTACCCCCCGCTCGATGAACAGCAGTGCGAGGGCTGTCGATATATGAATAAGCGCCACTGGCCTCAGATCGGACGTATCTCGCGGGAGTGTCACAGACACGCCCCTCGACCGTCATGTGACAAAGATGTGCCCGCCTGGTGGCCGGTCGTCAACAAAGACGACTGGTGCGGCGAATGGTGCCCACGCGACTAACAAGCCTCGATCCCTCATTCACTCAACTTGTCAACAAAATGACGAAATTCTTCTTTCATTTCCCGCTCATCAATCAACTTGCAACCTTCTGTGCAGTCTCAGAGCTTGACGCAAGGCATCAGTTGATCAACAGTCCGTTCGCCCCGTACTACGGTCAAGCCGTCTTGCTCGGGACGGATGACGGACGCTGAGGTAGATGCCATCATTGATGCTGTCTGGCGCTCAGGGCAGCCCCTAAGCGTCAATCTCAGAGCCCTCGTGCGTGCCGCTGCCTGTTACGGGTGGCGGTGCGCTCAGGCGGCTCACTGGATCAACAAACACTCAACGCGCTGAGCATGGTCAATCCCATCGAAGAACAAAAGCGACAAGATCGCATGGATGCTTGGTATAAAAAAGATGGGCGCGGCAGCAAGCGTCACCCAATGCACGCTCTTTACACTGGTCTTGCTGATAAATACATGAAAGAGGAGCAAGGCGATGCCTGAATCAATTAACCTTGAGGAACTCTTTCAGAGCTACTGGAAAGAGTCTTTTCCTTTTGCTCCTGCCAATAAACAGGCCGCTGCATCACATGTTGCATTTGCGCAATATGCAATTATGCAAGTAGAGGCACTCCGCGAAAAAGAAGATCAGTGATTCTAAACGATTTAGAGATCGAACGCTTGTGCAAAGAGCAAGCGATGGTCCTTCCTTTTTCGCCTGATCAGCTCAATCCAGCGAGCTATGACGTGCGACTTGGCGATCAGATCATGATCGAGTCAGTTGCATCTTCTGACTTTGTACGCACTCCCATCAGTGGATTCACAAAAGAAAACCCTTGGTTACTGCGCCCTGGGCAGTTTTGCTTGGCCTCCACGGAGGAGCTGCTGAATATGCCAGAGGATGTAGCCGGACAGTTCGCTCTGAAGTCCAGCAGGGGGCGCGAAGGCTACTCTCATGCCCTTAGCGCCTTCATTGATCCCGGCTTCCACGGGAGCCGGCTTACATTGGAGTTGCACAACATCAGGCAGGTCCACCCAATCCCCCTCTATCCAGGAATGTTGATTGGACAGATTGTTTTTCATCGCATGTTTGGTGCGCCACTTGTCAGCTATAAGCAAAAAGGGCACTACAACATGAACGAAACCGTGATGCCTAGTATTTGGAACTAGGCAAAGACTAAGCTAGATCTTCCAGCATTTTTGTGTACTTACTGAGCGAGAACTCCTCGCTCATATTTTTTGCCGATTCAAGTATCGCCCAATACGCTCTGCTGTTATTAAACGACGCCTGATGATTCAAAAGCAGGGCAAGCTCCAGAAGCCCTTGGTAATCACGACTTCCAAACAATTCCTTAAGGCGTTCTGCATTGAGCCGTTCCTGGAATTGATCTTCAGGGCGGTAGCTTGGTGATGGCATGATGCGTGGACGATTATGACTGAGCGTAACGAGCCCTGGCTTGAAAGTCCATGCGAAGAAAATCAGTGGAAGTGGCGCGTTTACGGAATCGGCATGGTGTGGGATCATGCACAGGAGTGGCAGGCCCGATGGAAGCTCCACTATCTACAAGTTTCCCAAGGAACAACCAACGAAAATGGCCCGCGACGCGACACAGGCATACCTCAATGAAATAGGGCGTTACCCGCTTTTGACAAAAGCACAAGAGGTTATGCTTGGCACGCAAGTGCAAGCATGGATGGCGATAAGAGATAGAGATGAAGGTCAATATACTGAAGAGGAGAAAAGAATTGCAAGGGCGGGGAAAAGGGCGAGAGAAAAATTTATCAAATGCAATCTCCGTCTGGTCGTTAATATCGCAAGAAAATACGTTCTAAGGTGCAACACTCTTGAGTTGATGGATCTAGTTCAAGAGGGCAACGTTGGCCTTGCCAGAGCGGTCGAGAAGTTTGATCCAACTCGCGGATATGCAATGAGCACTTACGCATACTGGTGGATTAGGCAGGCGATACAAAGATCAATACAGTTTAGTGATTTGACAATAAGACTCTCAATAAGCGCCCACGACTCAGCCGCAAAGATAGCAAAAGCGATTGAGATTTTATCTAAAAATTTTGACAGGGAACCAACCGTTTTGGAAATATCAGAATACAGTGGTCTAAGTATTGAAGAAATTAGGCTTGTGGCTACTGCGCCAAAAGTAATCACAAGCCTAGACAGGAAGGCTAACGACGCAGAGGGGGCGAGCTTTATGGTTGAACTTATGCCAGATGAGAGAAACTCAAACACAATTGAAGATGCAGAAACTAGAATAAAAATAGAAGATGCTTATGATGCAATAGACAGGTATTTGGATGATACGAGCAAATTTATTGTTCTTGAGCGCATGAAGGATCCTCCAACACCATGGAAGAGCCTGTCCGCTGCAACCGGGCTCAGCAGGGGCAAACTTCAGTCGATGGAAAAAACAGCACTGCAGCGCTGCGCACTTTTGCTAAGAATCAAAAATAGATTTGAGTTGTAAGCGCTCTTTTGAATACGGCGCTGAATCTCGCGGTCGTGAAGAACGATTTAGCAAAGGACGGGAAGCCCGACTGTGGACCTGACAGGATTTTGGTGCTTCAGCGGGTTGCAGCCCCTGAAGCGTGACCAACTCACGAAGGACTGAGCTGATGGAAAGCATTGTAGAGCAGTGGAAGCCTGTCGTCGGCTACGAAGGGCTGTATGAGGTTTCAGATCAGGGCAGGGTAAAGGGTCCAAAAGGGCTGATCAAGCCCAAAATAAGCAATAAGGGCTACGCAAGAACAGAACTATGGAGAAAGGGGGAACGGTGGAGGCCCTCGATTCATAGACTTGTCGCACAAACTTTTATTGAAAATCCAAACAATAAACCGCAGGTCAACCACTTGGATGGGGATAAGTTAAATAATACGGTTTCAAATTTGGAATGGTGTACAGCTCAAGAAAACATGCTTCATTCTGTTGCGCTACACAAAAGACATGGCGCAAATACCTGCACAGCCAAGTTGACTGAGCGTGAAGTTGTAGCAATTTTGGTAATGCTTGAAAAGGGAGTTCACGGCAAATGGCTCGCTGACATCTTTGGGGTTACAAACGCTCAAATTACAAATCTAAGATTAAAGCGTCAATGGCGTGAGCTTACGCATAATTCCAGCGACGCCGCTGCCCATCTGCGCGACGACCAAGATGAATAAAGTTTGGCGCCGCGTATCCAAGTGAATACGGCCATTCCTTGTCACACCATCGCTGAACAGCCATCATGTCTACATCTTTAACCCAAAAATCAACAGCTCCCTCATTCGGTTTAGAGAACAAATGTTCAGAACTGCTCGCTCCGTTTACCATCCTGTTGATTGATTTTGGGCGATAGCCACTTGTAATGATAACTGGCTTACCACCAAACTGAACACGAACCCTTTCTAGGAAGGCTGCAAGTTCGGCGGCAACTGCTACCTGGTAATCAGCAGCAAATCGCCGCTCTTCTTTGTATAAAGCGAACTCCCCAAGCTGTATATTGGGGGTGACGTGCGCGGTAAAAGGTGAGGTTGGGCGAACCCTGCCAGGCCGCTGCTCAGTTTGCTGGCTTCCTACAAATAGCGCAACTTCATCTTTCCTGCGATTAACTAAGCCCTCAAGAACCTTGCTACCTGCCTTGTTCCAGCGCGGCAGTTCTTCAATTACAACTTTATTCGCACTTTCGCCGGCTGACAAGCGCTTGCGCAGCGTTGATTCCTCCAATGCGCCGAGCCCAACATTGTAAGCGAAGCTGATAATTGCAGCTTGTTGCTCGCTGCGCCATTTTCTTGCCATTGGTAGCAGCGTAAAAACGCCAGGGGCAAATAAATGCTCGATTTCGTTTTGCAACATCTCATCTGCCATTTGCTGCGTGATCTTGTCGCCCATGCGAACAGGACCATCAATCAACCTGGTAGACCCATAACCGATGGTCGGAACACCAGCAGGACAATGATAAGCCTCAAGCCTGCAGCCCTCCCACTTCTTGATGATCTTCAGGCTCGGCGCTAGCCATGCCGGTGGCAGAGTTTGCTTTGGCAACGGATCGGCGCGATACATCTCAGCAAACTGCGCCAGCACATCAGCTGGCAGCTGTTCCTGCAACCAGTCCCATGCCGCCAACTGATGCGGTAGCAGCTTGAAATGTTTTGCGGCATCACGCAATTGAATCGTGCTCATTGATCAAGCCAAGGTGCTTTGATTTGCATGGCGCCGCCTAGTTTCCGGCTTTCGCCAGTTTGTAGCTCATCATTAGGTAGTTCGTGTATAACAACGTGTTTTGGTGTTACTGGCTGATCCGCTAGCCAGTCAGCTTCTGCGCGATCCAGTCTTGGACCTAGCGTTTTCTCGAACCTGTAGTCCTGCGCTGCTTTGCGCAGGTGATCACACCAAGTCTTCTGACCGAATCGCGCTAGCCATACGGTGTCAGCCTTCAGCGCTTTGGGAACACAGCTTCCAGTGCTTTAAGGATCAGTTGCACCCAAGAGTTTTCTTTAATGGGCAGCAGGGTGATGATTTCAGAGCCTGCGGCGATAACGATGGCGATAACTGCAGCAGTGGTGGGGTCCATTGTTGGATGGCGTGTCGCTTCAGTGTAGTTCCGCTACCTGCTCTTGCCAATCGTCATCTCAATGTATCTAACGCGCCCTTCAAGATCCGATAACCGTTCTTTGCTGTCGTTCTTCAGTTCTTGGATGTCAGCCGCCACCGTATTGACCGACTGATCCAGCTTGGCGACTTGCATAAAAAGACCAGCCAAGCCGACCACCGCAGCGGTCAACAAAGCTGGCACCATCT